TCAATCCTTACCAACTCAACTCTTTAACAGAAAATGAGTGGGATATTCTAATAACAAAGGCTTTAAGTAAAGATAAAAAATTGTACGAAACATTAATCCTGACTAGATGTAAACTAAGATTAGAAAAAGGGCTTACTTAAAGCCCTTCTTTTTTGTTTTGTAATACCTAAATACCAGTTCAAAACTATGCAGCATCTCATGTTGAAATACAGCTAGCCTTGTTTCTATCTGATATTGTTCATCTAATATATCCTCATATCTTTGCATGAAATGAGCTTTCATTTCAGATATTTGGCATAATTTTGATTGGATCGTACTTAGCTCTTTAAATAAATCTTCATCGTTAGAAATAACTCGATCAGATAAATTTGATAATTTAGCTAAGTCTTTTTGAGCCTGAATCATTTCAGGATCGGTTGCTTTGTACTTTTTCATAATTAATAAAAAGAAAAAGAGGAGCTATTGCTCCCCTATTACCATATCCGCAGCTTTACTAGCATTGGCTAGTGATTTGAAAAGGATTTTTGGGTCGCTTTTCAGCATTGGACACCATGCCTCCAAATAGGCTGCATGATTTTTTGTATCAAGATTAGAAATTTCTAACCTACTACAAATTAGATAAGCTCCAAGTTCAGCAACTAATTCTTCTTGAGCATAAGTTAAGTCCTTACGATCAAGCCTTTTCATAGTCGAGTGAACACACTCATGAGCGAAAGTTGATAGGTAGGATTCATCATTTTTAAAATTGTATCTTTTGGGAATTACAATTTCATCAGTTGTTGGTCGATAGTATGCTCTATCGCCACCTTTGATGACAGCCTTAACTTGATGTTCCCATTGAAATAAACGATCATGAGCTTGTTTCACTCTTTCGTCTAAAGGTCTAGGAGCAGAAGTTAAAACAGCCTTATCAATTAGCTCCTGAAGTCGTTTTTCAGACTGCTCGTCAACTCCTCGAACATCAGCCACGTTAAATACTGGAACGCATTTGTAACTCATGTAAGAGCCGAATTGAACCTCCCCATTTTCGTCTTTTTCTTTGAGTTCAAAAGACCTCTGTAAAGGTTGCATAATTCGAGCAGACTTAGACCCTTTTTTAGGTAGGCAGCCAATCGACTTGGCCTGACCTCCTCCGATAAATAACGGAAGATGCCAGCCTCTAACCGCAGAAGATATACAGAGAAGTGCAGGGTTTGAACCCTGATAAGTTTTCCCTGTTAATAAATTCCTGAAGCCACCCTTACAAGTCCAATCTTTTCGCCATACTGGAACGCCATCTTCTAAAGCCCTGATTAACTCATTCACAATAAGTTCCTCAGGCTTTACATAAGATTTTTTGCCATTCATTCGGCCATTCATAACAGTCATAATTTTTTAGGATAAATGAAAATTTTTACAGGAAAAAAAAGGGGAAATTATTCCCCAATTTTTATAGTAATTTCGTTGGTAATTTGAGTTGCATCAAATAAAGGCCGCATATAGTTCTTAAACTTTTCGGCTTTATATTCTGCTAAAACTCTTAATTCATCATCGGTTAACATTTCATAAGATGAACCTTTTAGTTCATCAAGACACGCTTGAAACGTGCCTTGATCTGTTAAAGGATAATCTGCAAAATCAACATTTTTAAAAAACATTTTTAAACTCCTACAAGTTGGTTAATCATGGACTGCGGAACCGCTTCGGCTTCTCTCCCGTTTAAATATTGAGTGATGTGCTTTGAAGTTGTTCGGCTGTAGTATTCCTCAGTTTTGAAAATTTCCCCAGAGTGCATTTGAAATGCAACTGGCGTATCATAACTAAAGAAAGCTTCTGAACCTGAAGGAAGAACCAGCAAAGTTTTGCTGGCTCCTAGTCTTTTAATTTTCATTGTTTGATACCTCCATTGAGTCGAAATCGTAAATTAAAGAAGAAGAATAAAGGCGGTTAAATTCCGCCTGATCCTGATAAAAGAAATACTCAAATTCGGACATTAGAAAAACCTCCTGATGATTCTCTGGAATATGTTGAGCTTTTTCCTGACTGTAAAACTTGCAGGAATTACAATCGGTTGAAAGTCGCTTTTCATGTTCGGCTTGAGAACTGTGAATCTGGGTAATTCAACTCTTTTGGAATTTACCTCCACTCGATGGTAGAAAGGTCTGTTCAAATTCAAGCTCTTGCAGGTTGCGAGTGCTTGCTCTTGACTAGCTCTTTCAGCTATGGTTGTCCACTTGGCTTGCTTGCCGTTGTCGTAGTCAATACCAGTAAATCTAGTGATTGAATAATTGTTCATTTTGAATAAAAGAATGAATTGGATTAGCTACCTTTTGTACTCAGGCTGCTGTATTGGCTCGGCTCTGTTGCTCCTCCAGAACTCCAAAGATGCAAAGCAACTAAGAAGAGTGCAAGAGCTTCAGGGCTGCGAGTGCTTCAGCCTGAAGAATAAAATAATTAAATTTTCAAGGTACATTAGTAATGTATCAGGTCTGCTGTAATTATGCAAGCATTGTTGTTACATTTTGTTGTAATTATTACTCCCTCCAGAATCGCTTCAGGCAGGCCGAATTTCTTCAGGTACTATAGCATCACTTTGCCAGCAGAAGCACCTTCTAGGCTCTTCTAGGCTGCTTAGAGCGTAATCTAGGGGTCAGGTTGCAAAAAATTTTTTATCTATAGCATGCCGAGGAACTTAAATATATATCCGTAATCTTCGTTACTAATAAAGATGTACTACTTTGTTTCTACTTTTATAGATAATTCAGGTGCTTGAATATTGACTGTCTCTACTGACTCTCCGATAACTTTGCCTAATGAATCTAATATTTGGGCTGCTGTCTGTAATTGACCTTTTGAAACTGCTTTATTAAATAATCTCACTCTCATTGCTTGAAGTCTTGGAAGCATATTTTCTCTATCTTTCTCCCAATCTTCATTATTCCATTGCTTTACTCTACTCCAATCGCTCCAAGCTGAAGTTTCTGCGATGCCTTCAATCTTTGCGTGTTCTAAAACTAGCTGTCTTGTTGTTTTCCCTTCTAGTTGACGAGAATATAGTCTTTGACTTCTAGCTTGAATATGCTCTTTTGTATTGCAAGCAAATTTAGAACGTCTTTTTCTTTTTTCTTGTTGTTGTTTCTGTTCTTCTGGGATAAAACCAGACATAAAAGATTCAGCCACGGACTCAATCAGATAAG